TGATTTCAGATGTGCAATGTTCTCTCCTGAATCATTCCCTTATGAAGGGCATATCAAAAGGATTGCGAATAAATTAAATGGTAAAAATTGCACTTCAGAAGATCTCAACAATACAAAGGATTTTATTGAGGAGCATTTCTTTTGGATTAAGATTGATCTGGAGAATCTAACATTGAAGGGGATTCTGGATGCATTCAGGGATCTTGTTTTTCAAAAGGGAATCAATGTATGCGTGATTGATCCTTGGAATATGCTTGATCATTCAGCTCAAAGGGATTTCAGTTACGTTGGAAGGATACTCTCCGAGATCACACAGTTTTGCCAACAAACAAAAACGCATCTTTTCCTTGTGGCACATCCGAGAAAGATTGAATCAGTGGAGGGAGTGTATAAGAAGCCAACTCTTTATGATATATCAGGATCAGCAGATTTTTTCAATAAGGCATACAATGGGATTATCGTTTACAGATGCATTGGGCAAAAAACAAGCTATAAATCTGATGCAGTGAGAATCTATATTGAAAAGGTAAAAAGAAAAGAGAATGGGCAGCTCGGAGATTTTGAGGTTGCTCCTGATTTTCTCAATGGTGGGGTTTACAAACCTGTTGATGCAGAGAATCGAAAATTTGAAGTAATAAAAGATACAAACATTCCATTTTAAAATTAAAAGCAATGAAATATAATAAAATTTACAACGGAGATTGCATTGAATTATGTGAGGAACTTGATGATAATTCAATAGATTGTGTGATCACATCTCCTCCATATTTTAACAGCAATAAAAAATATCAAAGAGGATCTGGATTTCATTATTCTCAAGATATTGGAGAGCCATTGTTTGTAATTCAAGATTTTTTTGAATCCATAAAAGATAAATTGAAAGATGATGGAATTATTTGCTTGAATTTAGGTTTTAGCTATGGTGAAACAGGAGTAATGCGACCGTTTGATGTTTTGGAAAGATTAAGAAAGAAAAATGGATATTTTGTGAATGACATATTAATTTGGCACAAAAACAATCCAATACCATTACAGAACAGATTGACAAACGCAATAGAATATATTTTCATATTATCTAAACAGCCACAAATAAAATATCAAACAAAAGAATATACTCATAATGTTTTTAAATTTCCTGTTGATAAGGGCAATGGAGTTCACAGTGCTGTTTTCCCTTTGGAGTTACCAAAAATTTGTTTGGAGCATTTTACAAAAGAAAATGATTTGATATTAGATCCTTTTATGGGCAGTGGAACTACTGCTTTGGCATGTTTAAATATGAATAGAAATTACATTGGCTTTGAAATAAATCAAAGTTATATTGATTTTGCAGAAAAAAGAATCTTAAATGAATCATCTCAAAAATCATTATTTTGAAATCAAAATTTACTCCATCACAGGAAATGCACGATGCAATGAGTTGGTGCTTGAAAAATGGCATCAAAATGTATGTTGTGAAAAAAGGTGGGGAGCTTTCCATTATCATTGAGCAACAGATGGGAAAGACAAGATCATCAAAAACATATCAATCACAAAGTGAAGCAGATCAAAAGATTTGGGAAATTTATTTGTATTTTTATCAAAAATTAAACAAGTGATGAGCATCACATTTTTTCCGATCTATGGGATAACATTGGGGATCAACTATTGTGATAGCACACTGCAAGAGATTGAAACTGATGAAGGAGTAGAGGAGCATGTGATTCAGATCTTGATTTTTATTTTTGGCATAAATATAGTTTGGCAAACAAATGGTTAAAAAGGTAAATATCTCCGAAGTAAAGGAGAATCCAGAGAATCCGAGATACATAAGGGATTCAAAATTCAAAAAGCTTGTAAAATCAATCAAAGAGTTTCCAGAGATGCTCGAAAAACGACCGATTGTCGTTGATGAAAATATGGTTGTTCTGGGTGGCAATATGCGTTTAAAAGCTTGTAAATCTGCAGGATTGTTTGAAGTTTGGATTGATAAGGCAGTCGGATGGACAGAGCAGCAAAAGAGAGAGTTTGTTGTAAAAGACAATGTTGGCTTCGGAGAATGGGATTGGGATATATTGGCAAATGATTGGAACTCGAATCAGCTTGAAGATTGGGGATTGGATTCGTGGCAAAATATGGATGATCTGGATACTGAAGATGAGTTTGATTTGCCTGATGGATCAAAAGAGCCATTTCAACAGATGACTTTCACATTATCTGATGAACAAGCCGAGTTCATAAAAAACAAAATAAAAGATGCCAAAGAAACAGAGGAGTTTAAATACATTGAAACTTTTGGTAATGAGAACTCGAATGGGAATGCTCTGTATTTTATGATAAGCAAGTGGGGAGAGTAAAGGATATAATCGTTAAGGTAATCAAATCAAAAGCAGCAAATGATTTCGTAAAGAAATATCATTACTCTGGGAAAGTTGTGAATCTTTCCAACCTTCATTTTGGAGCTTTTCTGGATGGCAAACTTCATGGGGTGCTTTCATTTGGACCTCCGATGGATAAGAGAAAGAATCTCAATCTTGTTGAAACTTCCAATAAGGGGATCAATGAAAAATGGAATGAAATGCTTGAATTGAATCGAATGGCTTTTGATGATTATCTTCCAAAAAATTCAGAGAGCAGATGCATATCCGTTTGCATCAGATTAATCAAAAAGAATGCTCCACAGATAAAATGGATTCTCTCATATTCAGATGCAACTCAATGTGGGGATGGCACAATATATAGAGCAAGTGGATTTCAGCTTACTCAAATAAATAAGAATGCAACGATATGGAAATTGAAATCAGGAGAGATCGTGGCAAAGAGAGGGGATTCAAGATACGATTTTGAAGGAGCTGAAAAATTGCAGGGATTTCAAAATAGATATATATATTTGATTGATAAAAAGGCAAAAATAAATCCTCCAATCATTCCATTTTCAAAGATTGATGAAATGGGAGCAGGGATGTATAAAGGAGAAAAAATAAAGATATCAGAGAGAAAATAATCATGCGACAAAGGTGTAATGGTTGCACATTTGACAATCCAGTCAAGAGGAGACGTTCGATTCGATCTTGTCGCTCAACTTTTTTTTAAAAATTTTTCCTTTTTTTCTTGCATAAGTGAAAAAATCTTTTCATATTTGTACTATCAAAATGAAATAATAATAAAATCAAACACAATGAAAAATTTCGAAAACATCGCAGACATCATCACAATCAAAGAGCATATGGATTATGCATTAAGCAATAGTTATGAAGGAATCCTTTTCTCTCAAACATTTGATGCTTTAGGGCATGAATTAACAATATACACTACACAAGGAACAAACGAAACGGAAGCAATCCTTATGAGTGATAAGTTAGATACTATCTATGTTTTAAATAACAGCACTGGATCACAAGCCAGAATTATAGAGGAACTAACTAAATAAATCAAATAAAATCCTTAAAATTCAGAGCCATCCATTTGGGTGGCTTTTTTGTTTTATCTTTGCTCTATGGCAAATAGACAAAATTCGACACTAAAAAAGGCAATGATTGAAGCTCTGGAAAAATCATTGTGCGTTGTTACAACAGCTTGTAAGCAGGTTGGGATTGATCGGCAAACTCACTATAATTGGCTGAAGAGAGATAAAAAGTATGCAGAAGCAGTTGAGAATCTTCAAGATATCACTTTGGATTTTGCAGAGAGCCAATTGCATAAGCAAATCAAAGAAGGCAACACAACAGCGACAATCTTTCTTTTGAAAACAAGGGGAAAGAAAAGAGGGTATATTGAGAGATCAGAGCTGCAAATCGGAGGAGAAGTTGAAAGCAAAGTAATTGAATGGCATCCATCCAAAAAGGAAAAGTAACGGAGTATTGCAACATCCAATTCTATCAGGCACTGCAATCAAAGGAAAGGATTAAGGTTTTTCAGGGAGGTACAAGATCTGGGAAAACCTATGCCATTTGTCAATACCTCATTTATCTACTCACGACAAGAGAAGATCCTTTGGTAATATCGATTGCCAGAAAAACGCTTCCTGCTTTGAAAGGATCTGTTCAAAGGGATTTTATCGGCATATTGGAAAAGCTTGGAATCTATTATCAGGGGATTCATAACAAAGCTGAAAATACATATAAATTCAAAAACCATCTTGTTGAGTTTCTTTCAGTGGATGAGCCACAGAAGATCAGAGGGCGAAAGAGAACGCATTGCTTTATGAATGAAGCCAATGAACTTCACTTTGAAGATTTTAGGCAGATATCAATGAGAACAACAGAGGAAATCATTATTGACTTTAATCCATCAGATCCTGTGCATTGGATATATGATGAAATCATTGACAGGGATGATTGCTATTTATCAATCACAACTTACAAGGATAATGAGTTTTTGCCGAGAGATCTTGTCAATGAGATTGAAAGAATAAGAGAGAGAGATCCTGATTATTGGAGGGTGTATGGAGAAGGTCAAAGAGCAATCTTTTCTGATCGGCAAATCTTCTCGAATTGGCAGTACATTCCTTTCAAAGAGTTCCCTGAATTTGAATGGCATCTCGGATGTGATTTCGGATACTCCAATGATGAAACAGCTATTGTGATGGTGGCAAAGAAAAATGATAAGCTTTATATCCATGAGCTGCTCTACAAAAAAGGAATGACAAACAGAGATATTGCCGAGTTTCTAAAAGCAGAGGGAAAGAATGGGTTGCTTATGTATTGCGATAGTGCCGAGCCAAAGTCGATTGAGGAGCTTCGCCAAATGGATTGCTTGGCAAAGGCAGCCATCAAGGGAGCAGGATCAATCAATGCAGGGATCAGCTTAATCAAGGAGTTTGATGTGATAGTTTCATCCGAATCAAAGAACATCCAGAAGGAGCAGCAAAATTATTTCTGGGAGGAGATGAAAGATGGCACAATCATCAATAAACCGATTGATCGTTTCAATCACAGTATCGATGCAATCAGATACGGAGTTTATTCGAGATACAAAAATCGTAATGATTTCTTTGTCATTTAGATTTCGTACTTTTACTGAAAATTTTTGTCGATGGCATCAATACTCGAGAGATTCCGAAATCTCATTGTAAAAAATTCACAACAAACTGCAGCAGAATACAACAGGGCAATCTATCAATTTTTGGGAGAATCGATAGTTTGGAATCCTGAAAACGATGATACCTACATCAGAGATGGTTACAGAAAAAATGCCACAATCTATTCACTTATCAATATAATCACAAACGCTGCAACAACAATCCCTTTTCAGATTTATGAAAGAGTAAACGAGAATGATCTCAAGAGATATAAATCACTTACTTCAGGATCAATCGATGCTCAATCAATCTACAAGGCAAACCTCCTCAAAAAGAATGCTCTTGTTGAATTAGAAGGCACAGAGCTTCATCAATTATTGGAGCAGCCAAATGCAGCACAATCTTATTCATCTTGGATCACTGAACTGATTGCCTTTGGAAAGCTTACAGGGAATCGATACATCTATGGGATATCTCCTGAAACAGGAATGAATCAAGGCAAATACAAGGAGCTTTATGTGATGCCTTCTCAAATTATGGAGATCGTGAGTGGAGGTATTATGCAACCTGTTCAAAAATACAGAATTGAATATCAGGGAGCTTATGATATTGAAGCAGAGGATATTTGCCACATC